GTGTTCAAATTGGGAACCGTGTGCGCAATAGCCTTGATGCTACGGTTGACGCTGTTTTAATGCAGTTAGTCGAGCACGGCGTACAAATCGACACTCAAGCCAAAGAGACATACATCGTCGGCATGCCAGACATCTTATGGGTAAAGCTTAAATGAAAACTTGTTACCGTTTAGAGCTAGATTGGAATAATAGAGTAGTCGTGAGAGAGCCTCTTGGAATGCAAGACTATGAAGTGCATTACGAAGGCAGATATAAGCATCGGTTTTTATCTAAAGCCAATAGCCTACTTTTCAAGTCAGAGAGCTTTAAAGACTGTATGGTATTTGCTTTAAAACACGCAGCCGATCTTGTTGAAAAAGACTTTAAATGAATCTATCAGACGAAGAATTGCGTATTGCGCTGGAAGAAATCTCAAGAAGACCTCCAGTGTTTTCGCCGGAAAACTTTTGTTTTCCAGAGCAAATTAAATTTATTAGAGACCCAGCTACATACAAAGTAGCTGTGTGTTCTCGCCGTGCTGGTAAGACGATAGCCTGTGCTGTAGACCTACTAGACACGGCCCTACAAAAGCCCAAGTGTGCCAGCCTCTATATTACCCTTAGCCGTCTCAATGCTAAGCGCATTATATGGGCTGAGATCCTCGAAATTAACAGGCTTCATGAGCTAGGAGGAGTAGCGAATGAGACTGAGCTATCTCTTAGATTTCCTAACGGACATATCATTTACTTTTCAGGCGCTAAGGATAAGACGGAAATTGAGAAATACCGTGGCTTCCCGCTGGTCAAAGTCTATATCGACGAAGCCCAAGCCTTCCGGCCATATCTCGAGGGATTAGTAGATGACGTCCTATCTAAGTCACTCTTCGACTATGACGGGACACTATGCCTGATCGGCACTCCTGGCCCTGTACCCGTGGGCTATTTCCACAAAGCATCAGAAAGCAATCAGTGGTCCCATCATGGCTGGACGATGCTGCAAAACCCCTGGCTAGAGCGCAAGTCCGGTAAAAAGCCGATGGAGCTTATCCTAAGGGATTGTAAGCGCATGGGAGTCTTTCCCTCTGACCCTAAAATCCAGCGCGAGTGTTTTGGCAAATGGGTTACAGATAGTAATAGCCTGGTGTTCAAGTACGACAGCATTCGCAATGACTTTGTGAGTTTTGAGCCTAAGACAGCGCAGTACGTCATCGGCGTTGACCTTGGTTTTAATGATGCGGACGCAATAGCTGTGATCGGCTGGAACCAAGCCTACCACTATCCTGGTGCTACACCGCAGCCTTCAGCGACCTATCTGGTATACGAACAAGCTGTGCAAAAACAAGGCGTCACAGAACTAGCTACTCAATTAGATAGGCTAGTAAAGCAGTACAATCCTGTAGCGCTCGTCATGGATGCCGGTGGGCTCGGGAAAAAAATTGTTGAGGAGCTTAAAAGGCGCTACGGCCTACCCGTCAAAGCAGCTGAGAAATCACGAAAGTTTGAATACATCGAGCTATTAAACGATGCCTTACGCACTGGTCAGTTTCTCGCCAAGTCTCAAGGCCTTTTTGCCCAAGACACCAGGCTGATCGAGTGGGACAAGGCGAAGAATAGCAATGAGCGCCTGGTGATCAGCGAAGCCTATCACTCAGACATTGCCGACGCTGTTCTATATGCCTTCCGCGAGAGCTTGCACTGGGTGAGTCACGTAGTCGGTCAGCCTACTGCGCCATACGGGACGCCGGAATGGGTAGAAGAACAAGAACGCGAGATAATCGCAGCACTAGAAAAACAATTAGCCGAGGATGACGATGACCCCATCTCCTGGAACGAGCAAGGTTTTGACGATCTCTGATGCCGAGGCATTCATTGAGCTAGCCCGCCGCCTGAAGGTAAAAAAGGCTAGTTTTACTTATGGTCTTAATTTTTCTAAACTTCGCATTGAGCTATTTGAAGATAAAAAAGAAGAGCCTTCCCTGCTTGCTGAGATTGAAGCACCAAGCCAGAAAACTCGCCTCCCTACTGAGGACGAGCTATTATACTGGTCTACCGCTTATGAACCTGACATTAACGCAAGCAAACCGGAGTAGGTCATGCCTATAGACTATACGTCCTTCAATCGCGGCGAAAAACCACAGCCAGTTGACTTCGGTAAGAAGTGGTGGCTCATGACCGATTACGAAATGGCGCAGGCTATCGTCGGGACTGTCACGAGCATTGCTAACGGTGATGCCAAGAGACAGACACAGTATCAAATCTCCGCAAGGCTCTACGGCAATACGAACATCATGGGTATCAACGGTCTTAGTTTTTCTAAGATACAAAGCACTCAGGCAACACTGAAGGACCGTGTTAGCTACAACATCATCCAAAGCTGTGTTGATACCTTAGTATCTAAGATCAGTAAAAATAGGCCTAAGCCTAGCTTTATTACTTCTGGTGCTACGTGGAAAGTGCAACGGAAAGCAAAACAGCTAGACAAGTTTGTCGACGGTATTTTTTACGAGAACGAAATTTATAGGCTAGGACCTAAGATTTTCAGGGATGCCTTGGTGTTTGGCTCTGGTGTCATTCATGTGTATGAGCACGAGGGACGCTGTAAATTTGAGCGAGTCATCCCTTCAGAGCTATACGTTGATCAGATGGAAAGTTTTTACGGGCATCCTAGACAAATGCACCGCGTAAAGAACGTGGACCGTGGTGTCCTTGCTGCGCTTTATCCCGAGCACAAAGAACGCATCATGGAAGCCAACGCTGCGACAATCGATATTACCGGGACCTATCAAAATATCGCCGACCAAATCACAGTCTGTGAATCGTGGCATTTACCCTCAGGTAAAGACGCCAAAGACGGCCTGCATGTAATAGCTATCGATGAGGCTATTCTCTTCAAAGAAGTTTGGGAAAAGGATCATTTCCCTTTTGCATTTATGCAGTGGTCAGACAGGCTCTACGGATTTTGGGGACAAGGCCTAGCTGAACAGATTCAAAACATACAGCTAGAAGTGAATAAACTGTTGTGGGTAATTCAGCGCTCCATGCATATGGCTGGAACCTTCAAAGTATTCCTCGAGCATGGATCTAAGATAGTAAAAGAGCATATCTCGAATGACATTGGTGTCCTCATTAACTACACTGGCACACCTCCACAATATGTTAGCCCACCGATTGTCCCGCCAGAAATTTATGCACATTTGCAGACATTGAAACAACAGGCCTTTGAGCAAGCCGGTATCTCACAGCTATCGGCTACTAGCCAGAAGCCTGCAGGTCTCAATTCTGGTAAAGCGCTAAGAGAATTTAACGACATTGAAACCGAGCGCTTTATGAATGTCGGCCATGAATATGAAAACTTTTATATTCATGTGGCGAAGCTAGCAATTGGTGTCGTAAAGGACATTTATGCTAGGGAAAAAAGCTACCGAGTTTATACTCCCGGTAAGAAATTCTTGGACCAGCTGGACTGGAAATCGATTCAATTAGACGACGATGAGTACACACTTAAAATTTATCCTGTGTCTAAGCTGCCCACTGATCCTGCTGGCCAGCTGCAGACTATTACCGAGTATATCCAGGCAGGCTTTATTAGCCCTCGCGCTGGTAGACGTTTGCTTGATTTCCCTGATCTGGAGCGAGCGGAAGATTTAAGCAACGCACAGGAAGAGTGGCTGCACAAAGTCATCGAGGACATGATTGATAACGGCACCGTGTATCATCCCGAGCCTGATGATGATCTAGCCCTAGCTCGTGAATTAGCTTTGCAATACTTGCCGTTTGCGAAAACTCAGGGAGCACCTGAGGAGAACATCCAGATCTTGAGAGACTTTATCTCTGAGATTGATCAGCTGTCTCAGATGGCACTTGCTGCAAGCCAGCCGCCTATGCCTGAAGCGCAAGCTCCAGCGATGCCAATGGCTCCTAGTGAATTAGTACCGAACGTCCCGATGGTCGCATAAGGATTGTAAAATGGAAAATTTAGATCAAATGCCAGAAGTTGGGACACCAGAAGTCCCAGAGACACCAGCCGCTCCACAAGAGCGAGTCAGCGATAGGTTTTCATTTCTAGCCAAAAAAGAGGCTGGGATTGTACGCCAACGCCAAGAGCTTAAATCCCAGATGGATGCCATCGCGGCGCAAAAAACCGAGATGGATAAGCTACGGCAAGAGATCGATCAGGCGAGACAACGCAAGGGATCATACAAAGCCAACCCGCTGGCAGTGCTAGAAGACCATGGCTTAAGCTATAAAGAGCTTACGGACTACATTCTCAATAATAATACGGTCAGCACTGAATCCCAGATTAAGGCACTTCAGGATAAAATTGAGCAGCAAGAGAAACAGAGGGAGCTAGATAGGCAAGAGCAGGTCAAGCGCGAGCAAGAGCGGCATGCAGCTAGGGAGACTGAGGTAATCGCTGAGTTTAAATCAGAAATCGGTACCTTTTTGTCACGCCAATCAGAAAAATATGAATTGACAAACTTGTACGATTCTGCTGACTTAGTGTATGATACTGTGGAAGAATATTTTGCAAAAACTAATAAAGTATTGTCAATCCCTGAAGCCTGCGACCTAGTCGAGTCATATCTCGAAAAACAGGTTGAAAAGTCTCTTGCGACAAAAAAACTTTCAGCAAGAGTGTCTAAGCAAGAACCTTCATCTCCTACTGCTAATAAACCCTCAGAGCCGCGACGTACCCTAACAAATAACGACTATACGTCTAGCACGCCGTCTTTCGTTTCTCCCAAAGTGGAAAACGACAGAATGTCTCGTGCGCTTGCGGCATTAGATCAATAGATAATTAACTTAGTAAAGGATAAGCACTATGCCTACTGTCGGACCTTATTTAAACCTCACAGCGATGAACGCAGCACTCAAAGAACTCTACGATGGTCAGGTCGTAGAAAACCTAGTGTATGCAGATAACCCATTCCTCGCCATGGTGCCCAAGAAAACGGATTTCGGCGGCAAATATAAGCCAATTCCAATCATCACTGGTGTTTCCCAAGGTCGTTCGGCTACTTTTTCGAACGCTCAAGGAAACCAGTCTCCAGTGCAAATTCAATCGTTCTTGCTCACTCGTGTTAGCGATTACTCAATCGCCACGATTGATAACCAAACCATGCTTGCTTCTAGAACTGACAAGATGTCGTTCCTTGAAGGTGCCAAGTTAGTCATTGACGGTGCATACCGTTCTGTTACTAACTCGCTCGCGTCTTCGCTCTTTCGTTCTGGAACGGGCTCTATCGGTGCTATTGGCTCCATCAGCACTGGTGTTATTACTCTTAGCAACGCCGCCGATGTTGTTCAGTTTGAAGTTAACCAAGTCTTGCAAGCAAATGCTACGGATGGCGGTACGCCACGCGCTGCCCTCGGTTATGTTATTGCTGTTAACCGCTACCTCGGTACCGTGACTGTTTCCGCTACGGGCCTCGGCGGTGCAGCTGGTACGCCGTCGGGATGGGCCGCAGCTGACTTCTTGCTTGTGCAAGGTGACTTGAACGCCAAGGTTAAAGGCCTAGCAGCTTGGCTCCCAAGCACCGCGCCTACAACTGGAGATTCTTTCTACGGCGTTGACCGTAGCCAAGACGTCACGCGTCTAGCTGGTATTCGCTACGACGGATCAGCACAGTCCATCGAAGAATCCTTGATTGATTCCTCTTCCCTACTCGCACGAGAGGGTGGAAAGCCGGACGTCTGTATCACCAACTTTGCATCTTATGCTGCCCTTGAGAAATCCTTGGGAGCTAAAGTGCAATACGTTGACATGAAAGGCCCGGCTGATATCGCATTCCGCGGCATTATGATTAACGGCGCTAACAGCATGATCAAGGTCTTCCCTGATCGTAACTGCCAAGCCCAAACTGCCTACTTGCTCCAAATGAATAGCTGGTGCTTTAACAGCCTAGGGGACGCGCCTCAAGTGCTTCGCTACGGCGATGGCCTTGAAATGCTTAGGGTTTCTAACGCGGACGCGGGAGAGGTACGCATAGGCTACTATGGTGCGCTCTCAACCAATGCGCCGGGCTTTAATGCCAGCGTCGTTCTCAGCGCATAATTATCACACCTAGGGCAGAGTAGTCAAGTACTATTCTGCCTTTTTTTCTACAAAGGTTAAAACCATGGCTAATAGATTTTTCCAACAATTTAGCTTTGGACTGGATCATTATCCTGTCCGGCTCGATTGCAATGCGCTGATCGGCGCATCTGGTGCTACATCGGCCCTTAAGGGCTCTGGTGTATTGTCTCTGACTCGCCTTGCGGCTGGTGTGTATAGAGCTGTTTTAGAAGACGACTATTTCCGTTTTCTAAACTTCTCGGCAATCTTCCGCGCTCCTGTAACAGGATCCGCTGTTACCGGTGGTTCTTTTGTATCGGGCACGGCTTATGAGATTGTGACGGTAGGTTCTACCGATTACAGCCTGGTAGGTTTGCCTACGGGTGTTACAGCCGCTCCCGGCGTTGCTTTTGTAGCTACGGGTGCAGGTGCAGGTTCCGGCACTGTGAAAGCCTTGGGTTCTTCCGGTGTGTTTGCAGTGAGCCTGCTTGGTGATCCGCAAACGATGGATAGCTCCACGGTACAAGGCTCCGGAGCAACAATTTTCTTCAAGTGCCTCGATGCTACCGGTGCCGCCGTTGATCCTGCAAGCGGCTCGCAAATCTTCCTTCAATTCTGGATGCGAAATAGCTCTGTAAAAGGCAAAGGGGAATAACATGATTATTCCTGACAAGAAAAAAGCCGCTACGGTGATTGTCTCCATGATGCACGGTCAGGATTTAAAAACTCCTGACAGTGAAGAAGGCGGCGATCACGAAGAGTGTGTTGCCCTTGGCCAAGATTTACTTGATGCGATGTCTGGTAAAGACGCTATGGGCGCGTATAATGCTATCAGAGCTATTTTCCTCAAAGTCGACCTAGAGCCACACGAGGAATACGGCGAAGAAGAAGAAGAATCCGAAGAAGAATACTGAGTTATTATTGCTAATTTATAGGCCAGGGTGTGCATTCATGCCCTGGCTATTATTTTGGGGGTTATATGGCAACAACAATGACCTTGCTAGAACTGAGAACAGCGTCTAGGCAAAGAGCAGATATGGTAAATAGCCAGTTTGTCACTGATGCTGAATTCAATAGCTACATCAATCAAAGCTACTTTGAATTGTACGACCTTTTGGTTTCAAAATATGGTGACAACTATTATGTCGCGCCTGTCTATACGCTCACTACGGACGGCACTACTGATCAGTATGCGCTGCCTACTAGCCCTAGTGTCTACAAGCTTTTGGGTGTTGACCTTGGGCTATCCAATACTTCTGATAGCTTTGTTACTATCAGGCCGTTCGAGTTTATTGACAGAAACCGTTATGCGGTTCCTAACTTCCAGAGTTTTTACGGACTAACAAACCTGCGCTATAGACTGAATGGCGATAAAATTTGGTTTACGCCTATTCCTGCCGCAAACCAGCGCATCAGGCTCTGGTATATCCCTCGCATGACTACCCTAGCCAGTGATACGGACACGGCTGATGGTATCTCAGGCTGGACTGAGTACATCATTGTTGATGCTGCAATCAAAGCGATGCAAAAAGAAGAATCCGACGTCTCGGCACTGATGGCTCAAAAGCAGATGCTGACCACGAGGATCAACGCCATGGCTGAAAGCCGTGATGCTGGTAGCCCTGCAAAAGTGTCGGATAACTTGTATGCAGACTTCTGGTTTCCGACTGGCTCTGGCTCTGGAAGTAATTGGGGTACCTACTAATGCCTAAGCTGCAGCGCATTCAGACAGCTGACCGCGTTATTAATATGATCCAAGATAATGTGAGCAATATTATAGATCCATTGAGTAGTAAAGAAATCTTGCAAGGTCAGATACTGACCAAGATTGCTCTGACGACCGGGACTAATAATATTGCTCACAAATTAAACCGCCGTCTCCTCGGTTGGTTTATTGTCAGACAAAGAGCTAGTGCATCTATTTATGATACGCAGGATACTAACCCATCTCCTGATACATTCTTGCGTCTTGTAACCAGTGCCAACGTCACCGTAGACCTCTACGTCTTTTGAGGTTTCAAAATGCCATTAGAAAAAAACCAAATACCGATATCCCTAGGCCAGGGCTTAGATACTAAGACCGATCCTAAGCAGGTAGTGCCAGGGAAATTTCTTACTTTAGAAAATGCCGTGTTTCTCAAAAATGGGCAGATTCAAAAGTGTAATGGATACGCAGATAAATCATCGGTGATCACAGGTGATGTAGAAATAGGTTGTGCTACCCTAAAAAATAGCTTTTTCCATCTAGGCCAATCTTTTGCCTATGCCTACAGCCCTTCGCGTGACACCTCTACAATTGTCGGCAAGTACCTACCAATCACCGTCAACAAAGCCAATGCCATCAACCAAGATGCCTTCTATGCTTGCTGTGCATACGACAGCACTAGAAATACCCTCTTGTATGTTTGGCAAGAATACGACTATAGCTCCTCTCCCAGCACAAAAATTAAGTATTCAGCAATCGATTTGAATACAAATAGTATCTGTGCAACGGAAACCTATCTAGACGTAGGGACCAAGCCGAGGATAGTCACTTCCACGGCTATGGATTACTTCTTGATCGTGTACGAGGATACCGTTTCACCCGCTGGTCTAAAAGCTGTGGCTTTGTCCAAGGCTGACTTGTTCACTTACACCCAAGTCCAAGTAGACACTAACCCGGGGTATAGTGGTAATGGCTTTAGCCTGCTTGCTGATACCTCTCCCTACATTTGCTGGTCCAGTGGAGGCACAAGCGCCAACACCAAAATAGGGATTTTTTCTAACTCCCTTTCAAGTTTTGTAGCTCCTACTACCGTGACCATTGCCGGGACTAGCTGTATCAATGGCTCGGCTATTATTTCGGCCTTTGGTCAGATTATTTTTGCTGTGAATGACAGCATTAACGTAAAAACCTTTGGTTATAACTATGCTTTAAGTGCACCTGTAGCGGCACTTCGCACAGTCATGACGAGAGCGGGAGTTACAACGCTTCACGGCGTCGTAATGTCTTTAAATGAAGCATCAAACTTACAGATTTTTACTACTAATTTGACAGGTACTGCGGCAAACCAATTGCCTAAGATTCTGCAGGTTGTGGTAACTGCTACAACTACAGTCACAGTTCAGCGTGATTTCCTACGTGGAGCGGTGATCGCTGGTAACTTGATTTTAGACAATCAAACTCAAACAATACCAGTAAATCAAAGTTATTATCTTCCTGTAACAGTGCTGCAGTCCTACGATCCTAGCACAGTCGGCACGTCCTATAACGGTACCTATACCCACTACTTGATCAGAGCCTCGGCTTACGAAACCCCCTTTAATCAATATGTAGCTGCTAAATTCTATGACCTTAATGCTGATGTACCGTACACCAGCGCAGGCCATCCCGATTACATTACTTTTGTTGCTGGCTCCGTTGGGTACTATGGTCTTGTAGCCGAAGCAGCTGGTAACGCTAGCCAATGTTTTATTAGTTTTGCTCATAAGCCAATCTTCGCCGAGCTTGCTAATAACCTGCACGTGACTGGCGGCTACCTTGGGATGTATGACGGCGCTGAGTTTGCCGAGCACAATTTCTTCCAGCAGCCTGTGCAGCCTTTGGTCACTAGGATCGGTGCCGGATCTATAGCAGTAGGATTTTATTACTATTGCATTACCTATGAATGGCAGGATGCCTACGGTCAGCTGCACGAATCTAGCCCTAGTGATCCTGTAGCTTTTGAAATCACATCTGCTCTGGGTGCTAGTACGTTAAATGTTGCCTGCCCTACTCTGAAGCTGACTAATAAAAGCAGTCAGGTCTACATAGCTATCTATAGGTCTTCGGACGGCTTTGTTTTCTACCGGGAACCTAACACTGGTATTAGATCTAACATCCAAAGTCAGAAAAACTTTGATGCTTACAATGTGTCCGATAACTACACAACGGCCCAACTTCTCAGCCAGCCGATCCTCTATACCTCAGGCGGTGAACTTAATAATAGCTCGGCACCAGCTTGTACCTTTGTGTCTAACTACAAGCGCAGGCTTATTGTAGTACCAAGCGAGGACCTAAACTCTGTCTGGTACTCTAAGGATATTATCCCACCTACAGCCGGTAGTATTGGCACACCAGTTAATTTTGCTACCGAGTTTGTACTTTCAGTTGATGAACGCGGCGGCGGTATTACTGGCACGACGCAGCTAGATGACAAGCTTCTGATGTTTAAAAATACATCAATTTCTGTGTTAGTAGGCGAAGGCCCTGCTAATAACGGTACACAAAATGATTTCAGTACCCCTCAAATTGTAGCCACAGATACAGGTGCTCTTTACGGTAGGTCGCTAGTCCTAACTCCACTTGGCATCATGTTCCAGGCTCCCAAAGGGTATTACCTAATCGATAGGTCCCTAAGTGTTAGCTATGTGGGTGCACCTGTAGAGGCTTTCAACGCTGGTGAATGCCTTGTGTCCACCCTGATGTACGACCGGAATGAGGTGTGGTTCGGTACTAATAGTTCTAACAATCTATTAGTATATAACTACTATTTTAATCAGTGGTCTTCCATGAAGTGGCCGTTGACGCATGCTTGTATTTTTCAAAACAAGTTTACTAGCGTCAATAATGTCCAAATACGGCAAGAGACTCCAGGAGCGTATCAGAGAAACGGCGTGGGTTATGCCATGAAGATCGTTACAGGCTGGTTGTCGTTTGCGCAGCTGCAAGGTTATCAGCGCGTCTACAAGCTTCTTCTGCTTGGTGACTATAAGTCTGCCCATAGGTTACAAGTGGATGTGGCGGTTGATTTTGATGATACTGTAGTACAATCTAGCATCATCACTGCAACGTCTACCCCTCCCTATCAATACCGGGTTTTTATGAACCGGCAAAAATGCGAATCTATTAAGTTTACAATTCAAGACTTAGCTCCTGTGTCGGGCTCATGGACAGAGGCCTACATCTTAGGAAACATGGCTTTTGAAATGGGTATGAAACGCGGCCTTAATAAACTTGCAGCAACTAAAAGCGTGGGGTGATTGATATGGAATATTTGAAAAAAGCAGGTGGTGCACTTTCCAAAGGTTTCAAAGATTTAATAGATCCAACTAAAAATAAAAAAACACCTGCAACATTCGGAAGTGCCCCAAGCATGCCTTCGGGAACAGATGTTTTTGGCTCTAATCCTATCGTCAAAGAAGAAGACATAATAAAGCCTGTCAACGTTGAAAACCCATATGAGCAGCAATTAAAAGCGGCCCTTGGTCAAAATATGGGACCTGACTTTACTCAGGCCCAAGCCACAGGCCAAGGCCAAGCAGATTTTACTAAAGCCCTGCAAGGTTTGTACGGCACTGGTGCATCTGGCTTAACAGGTTTGATTAGCACTCTTCAGCAACAACAAGCTGGTAACTTTGGCCCAGGCGGATCCTTAGCGCAAAAGGTACTTGAGCAAGGTCTCGGCCAAAATATCGCTGGTGTACGTTCTCAGCTTGCTAGCCAAAGGGGGTTAAACCCTGCTTTAGCTGCAAGGTACGCAGCGCAACAGACAGCTCAGTTAGGCGGGCAGACAGCACAGCAAGCTGGTATTTTAGGACTTCAGCAACAACTAGAGTCTCAAAAACTTCTAGGTTCACTCACTGGTACAGCTGCACAGCTAGGCGGTACGCAGGCCTCTCAATTGATGCAGGCTCAAAGGCAGCAAGATATTGCCCAAGCTACAGCTTCCAGTGATGCAAATCTAAAACGTCTAGGAATATTAGCACAGTCTGATACTGGAATTAGGGATCTTCAAGCTAAAACAGGCATGAGCGCTAATGAAATTAGAATGAAAATCCAAGCTGCAAACCAAGCTGCAGCTATGGGTGATCGTCAGATGGCTGCGGGACTTCTTGGTGGTTTAATGGGTGGAGCAGCTAGTATTGGAGCAGCAGCAGTTGGAAAGTACGACGGTGGCCGTATTGATGGCAAGGCACCACTACCAGGCGATCATCCTGCCAATGACGTAGTACCTGCCAAACTAAGCCCTGGTGAAATAGTAATTCCTAGAACATCAGCCAGCAGCAAAAAAGCTGCTAAGTCTTTTATCGATAGCCTAGATGATTTTGACGAGGAACCTAGTTACGGCAAGGTGCTGAAAGCCCGTCAAAAAAAAAACTACGCTGACGGTGGGGTAGTAGAACCTGATCTAGATCAAGAGATTCTACAAAAGTATAAGAGCCAACAATTAGGTAAAGGCTTTGATACTCCCATTCCTGGTGTAGAGCCCATGAAGAAAAGCCTAGATGAAATGCTAACTGGCCGAGTCGTGGAGCCCATGGCTCGCGCTGGTTATCCTACGCTAGGCGCAGCTATGGCTACCGTACCTAGCACACTAGCAGAGGCTTTAGTGCCTTCTACAGCTGGTGACCTAGCTGGTACATTGATTCCATTCCCTAAAGGGAAAATGAACAAAGCAAAAGAAGTATTAAAAGAAAATGCTTCGGAATCTTTGCTACAAAAAATGGGCAAAAAAATCAAAGAAGCTTCCGTTGAAAGCATGCCTAAATCATCTTTAGAAAAAGGTGGCTGGTATGATGAAATCGGTGGTGGTTCCGGTTTTATTAGCAAGCTAGATGATTTCGTTAAAGCTAATTCTGATGATCCTAGAATAGAAAGCATGGTTAAGGGATATCGAGACCACATTAAAGCAAGTGAAGCAAGTCAAGGTGATTCACGCCAAAATCAATTATCTATGGCTGATAGAAAAATTGATGCATTGGTTGATTACATAGATAGAAATCTCGACAGAATAAAAATGCCTTCTGCTTCTTTAGAAGACGTAAAAAAAAAAATAACGATTGAAGTTCCTCAAAAAACAAACAGTGAGCGTTATTCTAATGCTCAAAACATTTTTAAAGAACTTCCAGCAGCTGATAGAGAAAATGTTTTTGTTTACAGAATTGAAGATGAGAACGGTAAAGGCCCATGGCAAAGCAAAAAGGGATTGAAAGCAGAATCATGGTACGATCAACCAGATACTAAGATTAATTATTTTATGGAACCTAATGATTCTAATATTCATAAGATAGGACCATATCTTGAGTGGGCTGAAGACGAAGGTTCTCAACAGTTTTTATATGGATTCAAAAATTTAGACCAATTAAATAAATATTTTTCTCCAACAGAATTAGAAAAACTGCAGGAACAAGGGTTTAAAATAGTAAAAGTAAAAGCTGATAAAACATACGAAGGAAAATCTCAGTTAATTTTTATGCCATACTTAGAGGATTAATACGATGCCTTACAATTTTTTATCTGAAGACGATAATAAGTTTACTCTAGGAAACGGTGATGAACAGTTTTCTATAGCAAAATACGGACTAGATGATGATTTTATGGAAAAACTTCGCATGCTGCCTAGAAACTATGATGTAGGCGGGCAGGTGCAAGGTTATGCAGCTGGCGGTATGGTTGAGATGCCTCCCGAACCTGGTATGCAGGATGAGGATGCTGTAGCACAAGCTGCCATGTCATCAGCTGGTTTGGCTGGTGATATAGGCGCAGGTGTAGGTGGGTTTATGGGTGATGTACTGAGTGCAGGAGCTACCGCACCCTACGGCATGACAGCACAGGTACCTGTAACTGGTCCATCAACCGCACAGCCTACTGCAGAGCCAGCTAAGCCTGTCTCCGGTACATCTCAGATGCCTGACAGTGTAGGCATGCCTTCCATGCCAGACTATTACAAAATGATGCAAGACATGACAGCACAGGCACCAGGCCAAGTTCCACAAGTCCCTTCTGATATGGCAGCTGCATTCAAACAAATGCAAGATGCATCACTGATGCAAGCAGAAGCAAAATCCCAAGCCGCTTTAGATCAGCAGCTAGCTATGGATGAATCCATGAAGGATTTACAGCTAGAACAACTACGCTATGACACCAAAGTTAGAGCACTAGATCAGAAAAAAGAAGCTCTAGTAAAAGACATTCAAACCGGAAAGATTGATCCCACTAGAGCCTATAGCAACATGAGCACTGGTAATAGGGTGATGGCTGGTATTAGCATTTTGCTTGGTGGACTTAGCCAAGGTCTAACTGGTGCTAAATCTAACCCAGCCATGGACGTTATTAATAATGCCGTTGATAGGGATATTGATGCGCAGAAGGCAGAGCTAGGTAAAAAGCAAAACCTACTATCTGTGAACCTACATGAGTACGGCACTTTGAAAGACGCTTTGGCAGCTACCAAGATGCAAATTATGACGGTAGCCCAAACTCAAGTGAATATGGCAGCGGCTAAGGCGGGATCCAAACAAGCGCTGGCAGCTGCTCAAATGTTCAATGCTGATATAGATCTTAAGATGGCTGCGATTAAACAGCAGCTAGCAGCATCACAGGCTATGTCTGAGAAACTGAATCAGCCTGGTGGGCTATCCTATAAAGACGTATCCAAGCTGAATCAAGAGCTACAAGACAAGATGGTGCAGCTACCCAATGGTAACTACATGCCAGCGTTTAACAAAGAGAGTGCTAGCAAGGTTAAAGACATTCAATCAGAAATTTACCGAGTTAAGGATACTTTAAGCCAAGCTAGAAAATTTATGGAGCAAGGCTCTAGCCTGCCTCTGACAGATAGGAACAGATTAGCCAAGACAATCAATCAAAGGGTTTTGGGTGAATTGAAATCTAAAGCTATGCTGGACCTTGGTGCTTTAACAGAGGCGGACTTGCAGTTACTTGAGCCACTAGTGCCGTCTGTAGGTGATTTTTTTAGCACTTCATCTAAGCAAAAGCTAGATCAGCTAAATCAGATGCTAGATAGCAAAATGAACGCTCATTATAGCGCCTACGTCCCAGGCCTAAATCCTAGTGGTCGGGCAAGCCGAGAAAAATCTGTATTCGGGAGACCGTAATATGCCTGTGTTTAATAAAAAAACAGGACAGCTAGAAGAGTTAGATCCTGTACAGATTACCCAAGGTCTAGCCTCAGGGACACACCTTCCACCTCCGGGTGAGGGTGTCCTTCTTAATCCCTCGGGTGAGCTTGTTTTCGTTCCTGCTCAAGATGTTGCTGAGAACGTAGGTAGGTACGGGTATAGGATCCCAGCCCCTGATGAGCTTATCAAGATAGGCCGAGATTTTAAGTACGGCGCAGATACCATGCAGCTTCAGGCAGGTCTAGCTGGTGCGGCGCGTGGTGCTACCTTTGGAGGCTCTGATTACTTAGCTGTTAAAACTGGTTTGACAAGCCCAGAGCACTTGTCAGCTTTGAAAGAGTATTTCCCTGGCACGTCACTTATAGGTGAGATTGGCGCGGTAGCTGCCACAGCACCTCTGCAATTTACCCCAGCTGGTGCCTTAATGAAGGCAGGGCGTTTTGCCGAAGCTGCAGCTGTAGGTAAAGCTGCATCCCTACTACCTAAGAGTGCTATGGCCTCGGCTATAGCCAAGACAGCGGTAGAAACGGGCGGGAAAGCCCTTGGTGGAGCAATCGAGGGACTAGCCTTTGGTCTAGGCCAGACAGTTTCAGAAGCCAGCCTAGGCGATCCTGACCTGACAGCTGAAAAGGTTATAGGTCACCTAGGACACTCAGCCATCTTAGGCGGTGCTTTAGGCGCAGCATTTAATGTAGGTTCTATAGCTCTTAAAAAGACTTTAGAAAAAAGTAAAAAGGTCTATCAGTCAGCCTATGAAAACCTCATAGGTAAAACTGTCGCCGGGCCTGAGGCTGTAGCCGAGCAGGCGGGCATCCCTGGCTTTAATGCCGCGTCTTTAGGTGATGATTTAGCCGATGATGTTACGACGACCTTAGCCAAAGATATTTCTGAAGAACAAGCCCAAGCGGCTGGTCAGCCAGTATTTGAACCTGGGATTTTGACTAAGAAACTAGCCAAGATTTCCAGTGCTACCTCGGGAGTACCTGAAGAGGAAATACTTGAGAAGTTTGCAGCTGAAATGGATCCTAAAAGGATTGTTCTGACGACTGCGGAAAAAGATGCCAAGGTTAAGCAGTTTGGCGACAACATTCAGCAGATTTACGAAACTGGTAAAAAGCTTACCAAGTCTCTCAATAAAAATGTCCGACCTCAAGAAATGCAAAACCTTTTGCAAGATGTTGGTATTGAAAAACCATTGCAGCAATTGGCGGATACTTATTCTGGCCTTGATGCTGCAATTCAAACTATGGGTAAAGAACCTGAAATATATTCAAAAGGTATTGTTAGAAAGCTAGATCTTTTAAGAGAACGCTTAGATAGAAATGTACAAACTGGCTATAAAAATGCTTACGAAGTCTATAATGAAATCAAAACCGTAAGACAGAAGCTAGATGATTTGCAGCAGTTTGATAAAGCTGTGATCAAAAACATGGCAGAAGCTGATGCTATCAATGAGTTTGTGTCTCCTCTGGCCACGCAGCTTCGGCGTGGTCTCGAAGACAAGAATATTTGGGGTGAAGCTGGCGCTAGGCAAGCAGCTTTTAACCAACGGTATTCGGCCTATCTGAATTGGAATAAAGCGTTAGAAAAAAACCTAATGACTAAAGTGCAATTAGGTACGGGTAGGCCCGTCATGGAAATTAACCCCACAAGGGTTAACACCATGTTCAATCAAGTAAATGACTACAGAAGTAAAATCCCATCTCGTACAGCAAGTAATTTCCTAAAGTCTTTTAGGGAATTATTAGAACAAGCAGATGAAAGTATCAAGAATGCTCCTAGTTCTAAAATGGATATCGGAGCTATCAAAGACTTTACCAATAAGCTTTCAGATGATGCTGTAAATGCAAAGCAATACGTTTCCGATGCTTTTGGCGGCTATGGTTTTTTCCGTGATTTGATGGATGCTGCTAAGTCTGGTGGGCTTGGTGGGATGGCAGCACAGATAGGAACATCATTTACCAATCCGGACAATTTAGTACGTGGCTTGTCTAAAATTGAGAAGATGAGTAAATCTACAGAAAAAGTCATGGAACGCGCCAAGGTTATTTTTGAAAAGGCTAAGACACCTACCAAAGGTATAGGCGTGATGTGGGACAGCATGAGCCCTACAGAACGCACGGATCAATACAAAAAGTATATTGAAAAGCTGAAGAACCTCACCGACGTTCCTGATTACATGTTGGATCAGTTGGAGAATGCCACAAGTGAAACCTTTGAGGCGGCTCCGAAGATTACGCAAGGTATACAGATGGCACTCGTCCGGGGTACTTCTTTCTTGCTATCAAAAGTACCACAGCCTATTGATCAAAGTTTACTTGATACACCATATGAACCAAGCCAAGCGGAAATGCTTACATTTGGGCGGTACGCTGCCATTGTAGAAAATCCGATAGTCGCTCTTGATCAGCTAGAAAATAACTCTGTACCTAAAGAAACTATTGAAACACTGAATAATGTATACCCTGCTTTGTATGCACAGCTTAAAACACAGATTCTTGAAGGCCTCACAGATAAACTAGAAAAGGGAAAAGTGAATGTCCCATATCAGCGGCGCGTGGTTCTTAGCCGTTTTCTTGACATGCCTCTTGACAGTAGTTTTAAGCCTGACCTCATTGGGCGCAATCAATTGGCCCTTAATAAACTCAGTGCTGAAAAACAAACTGAGGAAGCTCAAGCAAAAACTACCCAAGCTGGGCTAAAAGAAGTATCATTATCGGACAGATCAAAAACAGGCTTAGAAAAAGTTACATCGAGAGCGTAGGGCTATAACCCTTTAACCTATAAGGAGCTAAGATGAGAAAAAATAACTTAGCGACTTTTGTTAGTTTGTCAGCTGGTGATATGTCCGGCAGCCTAGTTAGTGCTGTTACAGATATTCGCTGGCTAGACAATATTGTTATGTACCTAGCTTTTACCGGGACGCCTACCGGCACTTTTGCTGTAGAAGTCAGTCCCGATCAACTGACGTGGTACCCGCTAGCATTAGTACCTGCTCCTATTGCGAGTGGTGCCGCTGGTAATCATAGGATCGAGCTAAATCAGCTGAGTGATCCCTATATCCGAGCTTCCTATACTAGGACTTCAGGATCAGGTTCGCTCACTGTAACGATAGCGGGGAAAATGCTATGACTGACATTCGTTATCCTCAAAGAGCGCTTAATAGCGCGACTGATAGCGTTACTATCGCTGGTTCTATTACTATTGCTCCCGACGTCAATATCCATGACGCAGCTGGGAATAACCTCACGAGCCAAGTCAGCGGAGCCCAAAGAGCCTTAGATGTGGGTGTGGTAGTTTCTGGGACTCAAGTAGATCCCAGGGCTATTAGGGCTCTTACATCCTCTGATGTCGTGACAGCAAACCAAGGCGGGACCTGGACTGTACTACCTGGCAATACACCGAACACTACTCCCTGGCTTACTACTATTGCTCAAGGCGGTAATAGTGCCACAGTATCAGCCGGTGGGGCTCTCAAAGTAGACGCTTCGGCCTCTACTCAGCCAGTGTCTGGTACTGTTACAGTACAGCAAACGACTGCAGCAAACCTGAACGCCACAGTTACCGGTACCGTTGCCGCTACACAGTCCGGTACGTGGGACATCAATAACGTATCTGGCACTGTATCCCTACCTACGGGTGCTGCTACCTCGGCAAAACAACCTGCCCTAGGTACTGCAGGCACAGCCTCGGCTGATGTGATTACGGTTCAAGGTATAGCTAGCATGACGGCGCTGAAAGTAGACGGCTCAGCCGTAACTCAGCCTGTATCTATAGCTAGCGTTCCAGCGGAATCCGGTAGGTCCAAAGTTCTTCTTTATAGGAATGACTACGGTACGGTTAACGTGACTACCTCTGCCTACGTCGAAGTTACGGCCTCGACTTCTGGAGCTATCAATAGGCTCTACATTGCTGATACCTCTGGCTCTGCGATGATTTTAGCGACGGGCGGAGCAGGCTCGGAAGTAGACCAGCTATACATCGGGCCAGGCGGTAATGAAGCTCCCTTCGAGTTAGCTATCCCTACAGCCACACGGGTATCAATCAAAGCCCTAGATGTAAGTGCGACATCCGGTCAAATGATTATCACTGCTCTCTCTTGAGCATTACCGAAAGGTATTGATATGGGTAAGCCGATTATCTGGTCCGGTGTTAACGCCAAACTGATCAACTCGGGAGACTTGATTGATAAAAACAATCTAAGTCTAACCAATGGTGATAAAATTACAGTCACCCAAGCTAGCCACGGTTTTACATCGAGTGATGTAGGCAGGCCTCTATATCTGAACTCTGGCACTTGGACGCTAGCTATTGCTAACGCATCTGCTACCGCCGAGGTAGCAGGCTTTATCTACAGTGTGCTAGATGCCAATACACTCCGCATCAGTACCTCAGGTCAGTGTCCTACTGTAGGAGCTAACTTCCTAGACGGCGGCGGTTCACTCGTCGCTGGTGAAGTGTATTTCCTCTCGCCTACCACAGCTGGTAAAGTCAGTGTCACAGAGCCTAGCGTCATAGGTCAAGTGTCTAAGCCAGTAGGCGTTGCTACCTCTACAACAGCGTTCCAGTTTTTCAATTTTAGGGGTTCGGTTGTAGGAGGTGCTAATGCTAGGACGCAAATCAGTCTCAGCAACAATACTACTGCTAACATTCAAAACGTATCACTATACGATGCTGGTGAAATTGTCGGTTGGGTTTATATCGATGCTGGAACTGACTATCGCTTTTTGATCAAAGCGCAGTTTGCTAAAACAGGTGCTGGTACTAACTGGAACCTTAGCTATCAAACTGTGGGTGATACCCCACCTTCAGGTTTTAGCTTTAGCATTACCTCTGCAGGTGTCATTCAGTACACCATGCCAAGTGTAGCTAGCTTTTCTACTGCTTTATTCAATTATGCGCTCAATGCTCCAGCTGTAGGTACAAGCTTTCCTCTAAGTGTATCCGGTACCAATGTTGTAGGTGGGACGCCTACCGTTGATACTGTGA